ATATCCGCCCCTCTTATTTTGATTCATCTTTAGTTTTGATGCCATCATTTCAAAGCCTCTGATCGTGGCGTGTCTATTCCTATCCAAAGCGTGAATTATGTTCGAGTCTTTTAGATTGGCTGTTAGCCCATTCAATTCAGCCGACCTCCCAATGTCTGAGAATCCATTGAGCAAAGCCCTATCAAGTGCGGGCTTCACGTAATGCTGTGCAATGTACTTTTCACCGATCCCTTTGTTTACTGCGGCCAATAGGTCTGCGTGTTTACTAGATTGTTTGGCGTTTGTGATAAACTCACCACCCTCGGCCTCTATCACTACACCACCTTGCTTATGTTTTCTTCCAATGATTGCCCCCGTTTCCTTAACCACCGCTCCACCCGTTGCAAATTGAGGTAACGGTTGAGCCGCTATAACACCTATTTCCACCGCTCCCAATGCTGCCGATATACCAGCTAAAATATAACCAGCTGGCGGAGCTATTGTCAGTGCCGAAGATACGGCTAATGCTGTGTTGATTATTGACTGGAATATTGCAGCGTTTTTTTGGTCAATAGCTGCTTTTCGTTCTAAATCCCTTCTCTTCTTGTCGTATTGTTCACGTGATATTTGACCTTTTTCTAGCCGTTCATCAAGACTGGCCAATTCTGCCGCATGACCAGCAGCGATCGCTTCGCTTATACCATCTACGATGTTGCCTACGGCTTGGGCATACTGCTGAAATTTTTTTAACTGACAGTCGAAGTCACACTCTTCCTCGTCTCCTGCTGGATGACCATCGATACTACTAGCAGATGCGTTAGGGAATCCCAACGCTGGATCTATGGTATCGTCATTGAAATCCTTAACCTTAGTTGTTAGCTTATCAATCTCATCAGACGCATCCTTGTACCTCTGTGAAAATTCTGGAGAACTATTTAGAATGTCTTGCTGTTCTTTTAAAAGTGCATTAAGGCCGTTAAGTGTAGATGACAATGCGGTTACCACTGGAATCCCATCGGCCATTTCAGCACCCGTGAATACTTGCGCCCTCAGTTTGTTGGTCAACTCAAGTTGTTCACGTAGTTTCTTTTGCGCGTCCGTTTCCTTTCCAAGTAGTCGGGCAAGTTCTTCTTCAAGTTCAATGCGTTGCTTGACCAAGGGCATTATAGCTTCCCTTGCGATGCCCTCAGATTCTATTGATTCAGTCAAGTCATCTATCGCAGCTTTCAGAAAAAAGGGGTTGCGTATCTGACTGTTGGCCGCATCTTCACGCTCCTTGTCCAAAGCTGACATTGCAGACGCTATTTCCTTCAGGTCGAAAGCCTCACTACCAAAATCGGATTTCCGCGCATTCTTTCGTTGCTCAATCTGATTTCCAATAACCTTCAACAACTCAGCTTGCAGTATTATGTTGTCTCGAAGTTCTTTTGAGTTTTTACCAAGTCCATCTTTGGTGGCCTTAGCAAGTATTTCAGATTGCTTTTCATAGGCTTCATTTAATTGCGGGATTGTCTTTTCCGCCATTTCATCTTGAATCCGCATAACCGCTGCCGCGTCCTGAGATATGAGTTGCAGTCCTTTTGCAAATTCAGTAAGCCCCGCTATCACGAACCCACCGACTTTTGTTTTAAAGTTTTCCCAAACGACAGTAAGTTGTGCCAATTGGTCGGCTGCGGTGTCTGCCTCCGTTCCAACCCGCGCAAGTTCATCCGTTGCAATGTCACCGACAGCTTTAGCAACGTCACCAATGGTCGCGGCTGATTTGGCCGTATCGCCTAACTTATCCTTTAGTTCAACCGCGCTGATACCAAGGTTGTCAAGGATAGGGATGGACTTACGTCCGATACCAAGGATTATCGAGTCCACAAGGTAATCAACGCTTTCACCCGTTGCCCGTGCGCGTGTCTGAGCGAACTTGAATAGGGTAGCTAATTGGTCAAGTGGTATCTTGAAGTTATTGGCCTTGACCGCGTTCTGCATGAGAACCACGTCCGTGACCGTTCCCCTTGTCGCATCCCGAAGCCCCTGCAATAGTTCGGGCGAGCCGATACGCTTGAAAGCACGTTCAACACCTTCGGCTTTTGCCGCAAGCATTACAGCCTCCTTACCGAACGCTATTATTTGTTGAACCCCGAACGCAACACCAAGCGCAACGCCAACGCTTTTGAAAGTGGAGACAAGAGTATTACCAACCGTGTTGGTTTCCTTTAGGCCAGCATTAGCCTTACCAATCGCAGCCGTGGTATCATTGATCGCCTTAGTGACCTGTTTGAACCCCTCCGTGCCTATTTTGGTATCGTCACGAAGCAACTCTTTTAGCCTTTGGAGTTTCAACTCCATCTCGGCCAACGTCTGAGGTTGCTTTCTTAACTCGGCATCTAGTCTTTTAGCACCGTCAGAACCCTTAACGAAAGAGTCTGACATTGCCTTTGCCGCGCGTTCTGCTTTGGCCGCAGCCTGATCGGATGTATCAGCTAACTTTCGGAGGCTTGCGATTGCCCCCTCCACCTCCAGACGATACTTGCCTACTACTTCGCTCATGGTTTCTTCGGGCTAATTCTGAATTGACAAAGGTAACTAATTCGATCATGAAATCTGCCCTTGAAAGACGATACGCGCGTGTTGCGCCTCCCATGTGGTTCTGCATAAAGAGAGACAGATTCAGCCCGTCTTTTCTGATTCGCTTGTACGTGTCATCAAACGACTGGAATCCAAGAGACTTGACAGGCTTCTTGCTGCCGCTTTTGAGGCGTAGAAACTGCTTGTCAACTGATCCCCAGAAATCCCGTACTGAGACAAGAGTTGTATCAAGTGCGGACGCTCGAAAAAAAAAGTGCCGCGTTCAATCTCGCCAAGCAACCAATCGCATTTCTCTGAGTGTATGGCCTCGTTAAAGACGCTCTCATCTTCGTCAGACCGCACGTAACTAACGGCAATGATGTTGACCAATACGTGGAGGTTGAATACCTTTTTCGGAAGTTCACGAAGCGATTGAATGATAGCACCTGCAACGTCAAGTTTGTTGTTTGCCCATGCGTCAAGTACAGCACTTAAAGCGTCATCCATTTGCTTGCCCGTTAGTCCACTTGCTAGAAATTGCATTTGGGTCTGTTGGGCTGCAAGGCGTGAAACAGGAAAATCCGAAGCGTCTCGGAATGTTGACCACCAACGCCCCATATCATCCTTAAACTGCGCCTGTAATTTTGCCTTTGATTGCTTGGCAAGTATGCGCTTATGTTGGCGCAGTATATAGTCCTCAAATAGTTTCATGTAACCTTTTTCAACGTGTCAAGTTCGTCTGTCAATTCAACTTCATAAACGTCAATGTAAGTGCCATTGCAAGCAACCGTGTATGTGATAGTGCCACCGACAAAGAAACGGACGGCAGTTATCTGACATGGTATCTGTTCACGGTCTGTTTTGATGTAAACCTCTGAACCGAAGTCAAAGGCGTGTGTCAGTTTACCCATTTATTGATAAGGGTGTTGAATAGTGCAACGATTAACAATGTCGGCAGCCACCAAGTCAATGAACCACCTAGAATGAAATGCCAGAACGTGCCGTGAACCGAAGCCATACAGGTCGGGCAATACCACAATGGTTTGTAAATTATCCGCTTCCACTTGTGCCATTGATGGTAATTCAATGAAGGGTCGCCATGAAACTCAAAATACAACTGATTGGCTACAACATGAAAGCCCATCGTGACAATGGAAATGAATAATGCCTGTGGTATCAACTGCATACGGTCAATGTCTCAGATGTTCCCGTTACCACTAATCCGTCCTTGTCCTTCCTGAATACGAACCTAACGGAAACACACGTCCGAATCGTGCCGCCAAGTGTCCAAGTGGCACTCGCAGTAACCGTGTATCCAACGCCTCCAATGAATGAAGGTAGGTTTGCTGATGTGATACTGAGCGACCCGCCCGCTGCCGTTCCTGTGGCAATATGCTCCGAACCGTCTGCCGTGTTCTTGAAAGTAAGCGTCACCGCCCCGTTAGCGAACTGCCCGAAGTTCACCGAAGCGAAACAGGCGTTCATGTCTTCTGTCGGGGTGCAGCCCGTGCAATTGTAGCAACTCATTTGTCCATTCGTTTTATTACAACCTCCAATTGGTTTGAAGTAACCTTTTGGTCTATTTCCTGTTTGTCGGTCAGCCCATTAAGACGTGCCGTAAGGTTCGGATTGTACAGTCCAAGCATACCTCCCTGCACCTGTTCTGACTTCACGCATTCCCTTATACGTGTAGTGACCCCTAAAAATTCATCGTAAGCCTTACCCGTATTTTCAAAGTATTGTCTTGCCCCGTCACCCAATCCTTTATAGAAAATGAACAGATTGAACGCCTCCAAAGTAAGCGGTGGTTGAAGCGGTATCGGAACAACTTCACCCGTTCTGCCGCTTAGTTCATACTTGATACGCGGGTTCTTCTTATTGTGTTCAACGTATTCTTCAAACACCTGCCAAAGTTCTTCGGGGTCTTTGAATATCCGTGGCCTACCTACCTTATTTGCTTTCTCTTTATCCATTCCTGAATGACCTTGATGTTGACCATATACCTCCAAGCGTCCAAGTGGTCGGCACGTTGCCCGATGTTCTTTCTGTCGGCCTTAATAATACCTTCGTTGGCATCTACTTCGACCGTTCTTAGGTCACGATCCAAATTTAGGCATTTATCTGACACGGTGAAGTCCTCTATGTTTGCTAAAAGAAAATTACAATCCGTTCGGCTATTTGAGTGTCGCGGGTTCGGCCTTACTTCGAGTTGGCCATCTCTTAATCTAAGTAGCCGTTGTATGGTTTTGAAGTTTGATGCGTTGTCGGGTGACTGCATTGACCTTGCCGTTCCTGAGAAGTCACCCGTTACGTGCATATTATGCGACAAGTGGCCGTATTTGGCCTTTATCTGTCGTGCCGCTTCGTCAAGTGACCCGCCTTGAATTGAAAGTTCGTCAAAGATGTGGAAATGGAATCCGTTACGATCTTCCCAAACGTGGCCGAATATGACCGCGAACGGGTCAAGGTTAAAGTCGAACGAAATGTAAAGCGTCCGATGTGGTTGAAGCGATGTGAACCCGCGATGTTTAATGTGGTCGTATTGGGTCGCAAATGGTCGGATGACCTGATGAATACCCCATTGCCCATCAACCTCCACCGCGTAACGTTCGGGATTCGATGCTGCCAACTGTTCACGAGAAATGATGTATTGAACATCAAGGTTCTCGATGTTGACGCGGTACGTTGAATGAAGGTAGAAGGTGTCCTCGCGCTGTGGCTCATGGAATCTCTTGCGTATCCAATGGTCAGGCGGAATAGACGTGTTGTACGTCATGCGAATCTGACATTTGGCGTTCTTCTTTCTGACCGAACCGTCTATCTTATCAAAGTCACTTTCGCTTATTTCCTCGGCCTCCTCTATCCAAACCTTTGTAGGGTTAACAATAGATTTGAAACGCGCTGTGTCCTTTTTACTTGACTGTTTAAGACCGCGTGAAATAATGGAATTGCCTGTTGACGGACAATGGAACTCCATACGGGTTTCATTCACCTCGATACGTTCACTAAGACCAGAAGCCTCAATTACGGCCTTTATCTCAGCGAATTGCGAATGTCGAATAGTGTCTGAAACCTCCCTGACCATAACGCCACGGAAGTATTCAGGTGAAACAATGTCAAGTACGAAACCTATTGCCTCTTGGCGTGACTTTCCGCTACCGCGACCACCGAAACTGTGAACATAACGGTGTGGTGCTTTCAGACAATCCCAAAAGTGTTCATTGACCGTTATCATTAATCCAGTACCCGATCATGTCATCAATAAGAGAATCAAAGGAATGTTCGGGTTTCCATCCTGTGGCATCTTTGAACCTTGAAGCGTCACCGCGTAGGTAGTGAAGTTCTTCGGGTCTTAGGTACTTTTCAGATGTTCGGACGTGCTTAATTGGGTCTAATCCAAGTTTATTGAAAACAACATCTACGAGTGTTTGAACCGAGTGAGTGATTCCAGTTGCTATCACGTAATCGACAGCTTCTGGCAATTGAAGTAGTGCGTAATGCGCCCGAACTGAATCTTTAGCGTGTGACCAATCCCTGAATGAATTAAGGTTGCCCAATGTAAGATATTGCGATTTGCCGAGGTGAATGTTGACGGCCTCTTTCACCACCTTGTTCGTTACGAAGTTGATTCCGCGTCTTGGGCTTTCCGAATTGAACATGATACCTGAATAGACTTTCAGGCCGTAAGCGTTGCGATAGTTGGCGCAAAGGGTATGAGCGTACAGCTTGGAACACCCATAAGGCGAAACGGGATTCATTGGCGTTGTCTCGCGCTGATAACCGTCTGGGTCAACGTTGTTTCCGAACATTTCAGAGGTCGAACTATTGTAGATGCGCGTATGTGGCGAGAACTTGCGAACCGCCTCCAATATCGAAAGCGTACCACCTCCGTTCGTGTCAAGAGTGTACTGAGGGAGTTCGTATGAAATCTGAACGTGCGATTGTGCCGCGTAGTGGAATAGCAGGTCGGGTTGAACCTCGGATATTACACCCTGAATACTGTTAGGGTCTGTCAGGTCTGCGTAGTGAAGTTTAATTGATCCGTCAACGTGTAACCCTTCAATCCGCGTGGTCTGAGATTCGGGTACTGAGTTTCTGCGAATCGTTCCGTGAACTTCGTAGCCCTTCTCAATGAGTAGTTCGGCCATATATGAGGCAATTTGGCCGTTTGCCCCCGTTATCAATGCCTTCATTTCGCGTTCAGGTGTTTGTCCTTCATTAGTTCAGATTGAAGGTATAGGTAAGGTGCTTTCATTTCACGAACAATAGCATCGTAAAGCCTCAACCATTTCTTCTGGGTGGTCGTTCCATCGCGTCCTGTGCCGTAAATTGAAAGGAACGAGTAATGCTCACGTGCTTCATCTTCTGTAATGGTAACGTGTGGCGTTCCGAACAGTAGCGGCCTTATTTCGTCAGGATGGTCGGGTATCAATCCCATCTTTGCAAATACACCTTGATATACAAGTTCATCAGGTAGCGTACCACCCCAAGCCTGAGACAGAACATGGCGAGGTATTCCGACCGACATAAAGTGGTCTATGTAATCTTGCATAATGTCGCACGTCTGTGATGCCTCAAAGTACATCCAACTGGATTGAATACCGCAAACGGTCGCTGATTCGTCAAGCCCGAACGTTTTCCAAATGTTCTCGTTCGTTGCCCAAAGTGAATACCCTATTGCATCATTCCGTCCACCACGCCCGAGAACGTCAGTTGATACGACAAGCCCGTTCATGCTTTCAAACATCGGCAACGGGTCATTCATACATATCGCGTCAACGTCCAGATACATGAACCTGTCGAAGTACTTTCGGCCAAGTTTGTAAACTATGGTCTTGACCTTCGCGGGGTCAACACCTCCACGTTCGTCTGTAAACTGATCCCGTGTCAAATGGTCAACGTGGTCAAACACGGATGGGTCTTGGATGTGATGCGCGATACCTCCGTCAACCCATAATGATATTCGTGCGTTCGGATTAAGTCGCTTAATTGAAAAAGCGAGGTTATACGCCATTAACGCATAACCCCGCTTCCCGAATGCACAAAGTAGGAACAAACAGTCTTTTTATGGGAACAATGCCACAGGCATCGCAACGGCTACTGGCCCAAGTCGGCTCTTGCCTGAAACGTTGAACTCATAGTGGATCACATCATCCTCAGAATCAGGAACAACGGCTGTTCCTATAAGTTGGAATGATGAAAGTGGCTTGTAAAGAACCGCAACCGCAGTCTCACCAACGGTCTGCCCAAGGATGGCGGCTATCTCCGTTCCGCTTGTTGAGTTGAGTGTTCCCCAAGCCGTATCGTTGGCAAGTGAGAAGTTCTCATCCATTAAAGAAAAGTCGATGGTGTAGCTTCCGACCTTTGGAACACCACCCGCAACGTATGAAGCTGAGTTTGCGTTCGGTGAACCAGCCGCAGAACTTCCCTTGATGCCAAGTACCATTGTGGCGTAACCGTTGGCAATGTCTGAGTTGATGGTCGCAGTGGTGTAATCGTCATTTTCAACGGCCACTGATTGGCAAGAGAATAGAACTAGGTTCTGAACGCCACCCCCTACTGTATCTCCGCAGTCGGTGTTAGTATGATCTGGAAATGGTGTAGCGCAGTATGTTGAGCAGGTTGACATATCAATCGTTTTAAAGGTTCGCTACAAAGATATAAAAATTCTACTTTGCAAACCGCGTCTATTTCTTCTTACTCATCGCCTCAATCTGCCCCTTCTCATTCCTGAAATACAGGCCAGCGCGTTCGGCCTTCATACGTTCGTTGGCTTCCTTTAGTAGTGCTTTGGCTGTTTTGCAGATGGCTAACTCCGTTCGATTGCTCGCATGGTCTTTAGAAGCCTGTTCGAGTATGGCATCGTAATCAGCCTTTAGCGAATCAATCCGAAGTTTCAAGAACCCGATGAAACCGAGCAATGCGATTATGATTACTATCAGAAGTGGTGTCATCCTACTATCTCTTTCTTGGTTACGGTTTCAACTATCCTTCTCCTTTCAAACTTCACGCCCTTATGAGTGAAGCTGCATTTGTTCTTCGCCAGTGTCGCGTACTTGATGCCAAGTTCAAGAGGCAACCCGTCAACGAACCTTTGAAGCGAGCAAACTTTGGTAATCTTCGTGCCGTCAGTTAGTATCGCGGTGTATCTGAATCTTTGCGGCTCAACGCCCTTTCGTGTTCCCATGTTTGCAAATGTAATTATTTATTTTGATTGTCCAAAGAAATTACCCTGAGCCGTATCTCCAGCATTGAACCTATCAGCTTCGGCCTTGAAGTGAACTAGGCGAGAATGTCGGCACGTGTCCAGTAGGACAGCGTCATAGATAGCTGAATCGCCATACGTGTCTACCTGAATGATTCGGCAGTTGTGGAAGTCACCGCATGGGGGGATTGGTGGTTGATGGTACGTGAGTGCTGAGTATAAGTGGACAACAATAACAACCAACGATGTCAACGCCAATAGTGTGAATGTTTCGGCTTTCATTTCATTGCTTTTACAACCCATGAATCGGGCTTTCGTTTTACTTCTCTTGTTTCAATATCCTGTACATCATGCTCCCATCCGTTGGCTGTTCTGAAAGTTCCAACGCATCGGAAAGTTCTGCCTTGATACGTGAATGAAGGTGTGGTCTTATGCTGCATTTCTTTCTAGCCTGTTGACTATCCTTTCAACCTTCGCCTTGAACGCCAGATCTGTTCGCATCCAATTGTCAACTTGTTTGGTCGAATGAATTACCGTAGCGTGGTTGACTGAGTTGGTGACCTTTGCCGTTAGGTGTCCAGTCAATTCAAGCCGCCTCGTAAGATACCATCGAATAACGTGGCGCGGTGTGGTTGCGTATGGTATCCGCGTCTTTGCCAATGCGATTTCAGGCGTAACGGTGAACTCCCTGCACACTTCAAGAAACACATCCTTGACAGGCGGCCTGAATCTATCCTCCTTCATTCGGCCTTCGAACATCGTTACCATCAGTTCTTGATGAAGTTCGGCAACTGCTAGGTCAATGTTTTCATTGTGGCGATACATTAGTTCGCGAAATTGGTCGTTGTTCTTTGTCATGGTTCTATTTTTGCTTTAATGGTGTCAATAATCTTATCCATCCTGTTTTGATAGAACAGATTGAAGTCGGAGTAGCCTCCATCGTTTTGCTTCCAGTAAATGAATAGCACGTTTCTCAATCGTTGGCTTGGTGTCTTTGCGTTCGGAATGTCATCCATACCCAATTTTGAAGATTGGAGTAGGTCAATTTCATCCTGAGTAAGCGCATCGTTTGGCACTATTCCAATGGTGCATAGCTTGTTCTGCAATGGGAATAATTTACCGCCCTCGGTCAATTCCTGAGTGCCTAGAACTATCTTCAAAGTGTTGTCCTTTCGGCTTTGAATAGTCTCCACTTGGCAATTGAATGTGACCAACTTGCTCATTTGATCTGCAAATTTTGGAACTCCTCAATGTAATAACCGTCAACCTCAAACCCGTTTTCAATGGTCGCTTTGATAGCCGTTAGATTCGGCTTGCGTTGCTCAGGTACAATGGTGACAAGTTCGTCAGGCAAGGGATGAAGTGATTGGCCTACGCATCGCTTTGACGTTCTGAATGACAGCTTTAATGTCGGTGTTTCAACCTTGAAGATACCGAACAACTTCATCGCTTTGGAGATTGAATCTTTGAGCCTGTCAACCTTTGACTGTTCCGATTTCTTTAGTGCCGTCAACCGTTTCAATTCAGCGTCAATGATAGCAATGTTGCCTTCGGCTTCACGGATAATAAAACCGTAACCAACGGCTTTCGTTTGAAGTTCACCCTCGGTTATGGCTAAAGCCGTTTCAAGTTCGGGCGTTAGTTCACCTTCGGCCTGTTCAATCTGTTCGGCCAGTTCAAGGTATTCTCGTTCGATGTTGTATAGTGCTTTTTTCATTGTATTGCTTGCTTAAAGAGATTTGAAACGCTTTCCTCCGTACTGACCTTCAGCGATTTAGCTTGGTATTTATTTTTATAGTGGGTAAAAGCCTTTAGAATTAACTGCTCTTTTGCGGCTATTGGCATTGTCATTTTGCTATTAGTACTGGATGCTATTATCCTGTCTCGCAATAAATACACGGCATTGTTTGTAATGTCTCGTCCACTCATTACCTCGTTAAAAAAAACTATGACATTTGGGTGTCTTTCGTACAGAAAAGCTATCATTCCGCCTACTACCGATGCTGGTATCCTAATCCCGCTTTTCGTTGTTAATTGCGTTGATTGTGAGTTTGCAAAATCAATTAACTCGGCCTCCATTTCGTAAAACTTCAATACATCTGTTGCCGTAGGTGTGGCGAATTTTTCGCTTGTCGAGTGATTTCTATATCTTAGCAACGCCCGTATCACAGCCGTCTTTTGGTTTGCAGATGTTACACCGCTTATACCCAATATAGACCCTATTGACCGAGATGCCCCCGCATCAATAGTCATAAATGCCCGTGAGTCCACTCCGTATGTTACCCACATATAAACGGATACATTGCTTTTGATTATTGCGCTCAGTCGGTGTTGCCCGTCCACCATCATTCCGTTTTGGTCAAACTTTATTGATTCGCCATTGTCCGTTACCCAGTTGTTATTTGATAACTCCTGTGCGTATTTTGCCACTACTCGCTCGTTTATAGGGCGATTGTTTTTCAGATTCATAGCTAACATATCTGCCGCCTGAGTCGGTGTTATTAGTAATCGTTGTGTTCTCATTGATTGGTTGTTTGTTGTTTGTTGTTCTGTTTTCATTGTTCAAAGTCTGCGGCAAGTTCTGCCAGTTTGGTCGCGTTGTCATCCGATACATTGTAAGCCTTGCGAATAGCCTCAATGGTTGTTTCACCTTTGGCAAGAGCCGATACCGCGCCTAACCATTTCGGATGCGTTGGTATAAGGTCGGTCTTTGCTTTCGGTTTTACAGCCACAGGAGGCGGTGTAGGTATGTTGTCGCTGTGAGTGTTGTCCGTATCGTCAATCGTACCTGTCGGAACAAGGAACATATAGAGCATAAGATTCTTTAGCGCGTAGGTTGTCGCCTTTCCCGCTGCCTTATCCTGTGGGTCGATGCCGTGACCGTAACCCATGACCTCCTGACTTTCGCCCGATTCATGCAATAGTAGATACTTGGTCTTGACCGACACGTTAATGTTCTGTTTTTGTTTTGTGCCGTATTGGTTTGTTTCCTCCCATCTGTCAACCTGAACTACGTCCTCAATACCTATCGGCAGAAGTGTTAAACCATGCTTTTGCATCGCCCGACCTATGGCCGTCTTAACGTCCTTATCGCTAACGCCTTTGTAGGTGTTCTGACCTGAGCCAACGGTCATGCTCTTGTCCACGCCCTTGACTTCATCCATTACGGCAAGGACGGCCTTTGCTAACTGTTTCATGTATCTGTTTTTAGTTGTTGTCTGATTCTACGTTCTTTATTTTCAAAATCGCTTCCAATAGAGTAGGCTCAATTGCCTCTGACAACTCTAAAAAATAAGTGTCACCAACCAACCCTACGCTTTCTTCGGCTTCGTGAACCTCAACAAATATCCTATCCTGATTTACGATTGAGAATATTCTCTCATAAGCACCCTTGTACTTGTTTGAGTTCGTTACGTTGGATATTTTGAGTTTGGTGTTCATGTCTCTGTTTTTGTTTTGTCAAATCTACGGCACATATCCTACATGGACAAACTAATTATTAGTTTGGGCGTAATTTGGAACGATTCTAAATAGTGATTAGCCTCTTAATTTCAAACGCGAAGTACTCGCTACCCTTTTTAACCATCCGTTTCACCACGTGCATTTCCATGATGTCACGGTCGTTGAACCCGTATTTCTTTTGGAGTATGTCTTGAAGCGGTTTAACAGGGTTGTCGATGTCAGATAGCTGGTTGCTGAACCCGAACTCGTAGTAAACACTGAAAGGCGGGTCGGGTATTTTTATCTTAGGCAATAGCATCATTACCGCTTTTTCGTAGCTCTTATACTGAGGCGTTTTGAACCGTCTACCCTGAAACGCTACGTTGATCGACATTGGTGATATGCTTATCTTTTTCATTCTTTCGTCTTTTAATCTCTTCGGTCAACGCCTGAATTGCAAGGTCTGTGACCAGTTCCAATTCACGGCAGTTGGCCTTTGTCGGGTTGTCGCAAACGGCATTACTCGCATCGTTCGACTGTTTAAGCAATTTAGAAAACGTCCCCATCGTCTATGTCATCAAGGTTATCAAATGAACTACTTGGTCGCATTACTGTCGGTATCTTCTCAACCGCGTAACCAGTCACCTTCTTATTCTCAAATCTCGTTAGCGGCTTATTAAAAAACAGTTCAATGTCACCGCAAGCCCCGTTCCTATGCTTTGCCACAACTATGTAGGCAACTCCATCATCGGGCGAAGGTTGGCCGTTCACTTCGGTCTTATCCATTTCAGGTCGGTAGATAAACTCAACTATGTCGGCATCCTGTTCTATTGCGCCCGAATCCCGAAGGTCTGACAACTTTGGAATCTTTGCACCGCCCCGCGTTTCAACCGCCCTACTTAGTTGGCTGAGACAAATAACAGGAACATCAAGAGCCTTGGCTAACATCTTTAAACTACGGCTAACCTCTGACACCTCGTTCTCTTTGCTTCGCCCCTTTTCGGTCTTATGATTAATCAATTGAAGGTAGTCAATAAACACCACATCAAGCCCGTACTGCATTTTGACCTTTCGCGCCTTGGTTCGGATACCGTTTAACGTGAAAACATCGTCAACTATCCTAAGGTTGTTCGTGGTCAGTTGCGGGGTTAACGCGTGGTACTTGTCAAAGTCCAATGGTGTCAGTTGGCCGCGTTGAATCTTGTGCAAGAAGATGCCCGTATGTACGGCCACTAACCTTTGAAACAATTGCTCCCCACTCATTTCAAGTGAAAAGAATATCACTTTCTTATCCTCATTCACGGCCATGTGTAACGCTTCGCACAATGTCAAAGCGGTCTTGCCCATCGAAGGACGCGCGGCACGGATAATAAGGTCGGAACGTTGCCGACCGCTATACAATTGGTCAAGTTCATCAAACCCCGTCCGTATGCCAGTGATCCCGTTTGTGGTCGATGCCTTGTCCATTGCATTTGAAACTGAGGCCAAGTATTGCGCGTTGGTCTTTTCCTTGCCTATGCCTACGGAATTGGCTATACGTTCAGCTTCGGCCATAAGCAGATCGTTGGTATCGAACACGTCCTCCGAATCGTCTGCACCCATTGCGGTCAATCGCAGCCCTAAGTCAATCTGCATCCGCTTCATTTCCCGTTCCTTCAACAAGAGACAATGTTCCTGAAACGAATCTCCCGAATTGATTGAGCCTATGAAGTCGGTAATTGATACGCTCGTTCCTGATTTTGATAGCCTATCTTCCAGAGTAAGGAACGATACCCGTTGATCCTGACCGAACATGAACGTCAACGCTTCAAACACCTTTCGGCATTTAGAATCGCTAAAACATCCTTCGGTCAATAGGTCGGAAACGGACACGTAAAGGTCGGGCGCGGCTATCAACGAACCGATGACCTGTTTTTCAATTGCTAAAGTGTTCATGTCGGATATTGTGGCGGTCTTGGAATAAATTTTGTCACAACGGGTTCGGCCTTTGGGCTGGATTGATTCGGTAGTTGAGTATCCGTCCAAACCCTGTCTTTCAAATAGTTTATAGGGTCTTTTCTGTAAAGTGGGGTTGCCTGAACATACTTCGGAACGTGGGCTATTATCTTAGGATATTCACGCGGGTCAATCTGTGACCACTCCCTTTGTGACGGCACTCTCGATACGCCCTTGTCATACAAACTCCAAAATGTTTCAAAAAGGTCTTGTTCATTTGCATCAAAATCTTCATCCTCATTACCATTACCATTACCATTTACATTAGGGGTTGGGTTGGGGTTAGTTAGGGGTTGTTCAGGGGTTTCTTTGGGGTTCGCTTGGCCTTTGGTTGGCCGACCTCCTTTTGACCCATGTGAAGCACCTTTTGAACCGTTTTCAAACTTACGAATGTTCGCATCAAGGTTAGGCTTAATCAGCGTCCAAATCGTTTTAGCTACTCCAGTCAATTCAGGCTCTTGAAAATTCAAGCCGTAGTCGAAAATAGCCTCGTAAAGAATTGACTTGGTTTTGTGGTCTAACCCCCGCATCGCTTCAAAGAAGCTGCGGTAAAATATCATACTATCTCGCATGGTCAATGAAAAAAGGTGAGCGGCTATGGTAATCAGCCATAGTAGAATATGGAACACCGCTACACACGGCCTTGACCAAATCGTTTTTACCGCCCGTGAATGCTTTTTTCATTGTGTGTAGATTCCCGATTGATTGTCGGACATTGCGAAGTTAGTAATTAATTCGATGCTTGCAAGGAGTTTATTTTATTCCACTTCGCTTTTCTTGCCTCATTGTCACACCAATCGTTGACCCAACTTCGCGGGTTTTCCTTAGTGGTGTGCGCACGAACATGCCTAAACTCAATAGTCGGTTTGCTCTTTCCTGTTGATACCACCTTATTGAATGACATTCTATACTTTTCACCCGCCTTCGCCCCTCCCGTGTAGGCGTTCTGAGCAGCCTTATCGTTCGTAAGTACGTGAATTGCGTTCATTGAATCGGTGTTAACGATAATCTTTGTCACACCATCGCAACCGTGTATAACGGTCATCAAGGCATTGATTATGCACTTTATCTCGCAGTCGGTAGGGTCGCTACACTTGTCCCTAAATGTTCCTGACTTGGTTATTTTGAAAGAGTTACTAATTGCCCAAAAAGCGTACCCTCCAAGTTTGTGCGGCTTACTGAAACTCGCATCCGTGTTAATTGTGCAAAGCATGGTTTCTGTTTATTTCACTCCCCCTTCCGATACTCCATTACTCTAACAGTCTCACCGTAACGGTTTACGATGTGGATCATTTGCCTGTGGATAGGAAACCCCGACTTCTCAAGTTCGCCTATCCGTGAAGATAGTTCGCAGATTCCGAGGTCAATGAATGCGGTTAGACGGGTCACCTTGCCTCCGTTGTTGAAGTGGGATTGAAGCCTTTCGAGTTGGGTTGATGTGTGTTGCATGGGTTTGGTTTTTATTTCTGACCTATTTGTGATTTGCATTTGTAGATGTGGCTCAATGCCAATAGTATTCCAACGTAGGGTTTTCGCTCTTTGATCCTTACTGGATAGTAATTGAAATCAGGTAGGCTTATGATTCCAAGTTCGTCCACGCTTTCTATTTCCGAATACGCTATCAGTTGAAGTTTGTTCTCGAAGTAAACGCCCTTCGCATTACTCTTGAAATCACAAAGGTATGTCGTGCCATTTCTGGTGAACTTCACATCATACCTACCTTTCCAATGTTCGCAGGAAACCGACTTCTCAGATTCAACTATTTCAGCCCCCTCGAAAAACCTGTGGTAATTAGCCCTTAGTGTCGGGTCTTCAATTTCCTTGTTCAGCTTTATCATTTGCTCAACCTGTTCATGAAATGATCGACCGACCGCCTTCGACCTGTTGTTGTGGTCTTCGAGCGAAATGCCCTCCAAGCCTATTTTATTCGCCCAATTAAGTAGGGCGGGCTTGTCGAGAAGACTAAGTAGTTGTGTTACTGATGGCTGATTCATTTTTCGTTATCTGTTCGTTTATTTTTCTCTTTGCTTTGATCTCTTTGAACTGGTGGTAAGCGTCCGAAAGCGGTTGTGTCTGTCCAAGCCCCTTGCACCAATAGTCATTTCGTAAAAGTACCTTGCACATCCTTCGCCATGATGGAACCCAACACTTGTTTTCCAGATCTTCGGGTGCTTCATCAGGAATTGAGACATAGCCGCGATCCTGCCAACCTTTGATGAACTTTTTAAACCGCTTCGAGTAGTGTTCAGATGTGGCCTTTGGCATTGTAGACAGTAGCATATTGCAGAACGACTGCCATGTGTGTCCTTCGGGTCTATTTATCTTGTGGTATCCAGTCA